AATACCACAGGTGATGCAGAATTTTCAGGAAATTTAACTGTACAAGGAAATTTGACAGTAAACGGTTCAACAACCACAATTGATGTAACACAGTTAGAAGTTGATGACCCAATGATTTATCTAAACAGAAATGCTGACACAGGTCCAACTAATTCATTAGACTCTGGTCTTTTAATTGAAAGAGGTTCAACAGAAGATCATGCTGGTATGATATGGCAAGAGACAACAGACAGATTTAAATTTTTAACATCTTCAAGTGTTACAAGTACTACAACTGTAGTTACAAATATAACTCTAGCAGATGTAGAAGCCGCAACAGCTCATGTCACAGCAACGTCGGCTCAGTATGCTGACTTGGCAGAGTTATATACCAGCGATGCAGAATACCCACGTGGTACAGTTATGGTGTTTGGAGGTGACGCAGAAGTCACACAATCAACTCAAGCAATGGATCATAAAATTGCTGGAGTAGTTTCTGAAGAACCAGCATACTTGATGAATTCAGACGAAGAAGGATTAACTGTTGCTGTAGCATTAAGAGGTAAAGTGCCAGTAATGATCAAAGGTCCTGTTAAAAAAGGTGACCTAATTGTATCTAGCAATGAACCAGGTGTTGGCGAAGCACATGACGGTGTTACAAACTGTGTTTATGTGATTGGTAAATGTATTGAAAATGACGACACAGAAAATTTAACTAGATTAATTTACTGTGTAATCTAATCATATTTGTAATTTTTATCATTGTATTTGGCGTGAAATCTTAAAAAAACACCACTCCATTTTTTTATGTCTTTTATCATTTCTTGAGTGTGATAAAATGTCATTGGAAATGTGAAAAATTTATACAATTTTTTCATTTCGTAAAATCTTTTTTCTAAACGTTGTAATGATCTAGTGTCTTGTTTTATGTCTTGTATTAGATTATCAATAAATTCTTTGTCTTTTATCAAATTAATAATTGTTACATGATCTTCATTGTCTTTATTGAAGTTGATATCTATCTCCTGTATTTCAAAATAAATTGATCTTACAGGATTAATATTTTTATGATATTTTTTTAGTATTGATTCTATTTTATATTTTTCATTACTGGTTTTTAAATTATTAGTAATAGTATAATATACATCTTCAAGATCGTATCTTAATTGCAAATCAATTTCACTTGAATCTTTGATATAATGTTCAAATGCAGAAACTATTATCTTGTAATATTTTTTAACTTCGTTTCTTGGTAAATTTGAAAAATATTCATAAAATTTTTGTTTGGTAATACTGTTTTGATCCATATACTGAATGATATGTTTATCAAGTGTACCATCTTTTTGAAACTTTTTAAAAGATTCAAACAATTTGATTTGTTCTATTTTATAAACTTTTCCCATACTACTATTTACAAATAGTTATTGGTTAAGAATTTTTTTTATCTTTTTTATATTTTTTTCGTTGTTTAATGTAGTTTTAGCACCGTTGTGTAAAGGTCTTGGATATTGACCAACTTTGACCCAAGCATATCCGTTGCTTTCATTATTAAGAGATGGTATAAATTCTTTTGGTGTAACAATAACGTAAGTGTAATATTTAAAACCGTTGTCGTTTGATTGAAATGTATCAAGTGGATTGATTTTTTCCATTGGTGGCACAAAACCCATTTCTTCTTTGAGTTCTCTTCTCAAAGCATCTAGTGGAAGTTCTCCCTTTTCAATTTTACCACCCCAAAAACTCCAAGTGTTTGGATATGACACTTCTTCGCTTCTAAGATTTAATAAAATCTTTTTTGTATCTTGTGCAATAAATGTTGTACCAACTGCCTCGTACATTTTTTTTCCTTTTTTTTATTGTACACTTTTTATGGCGTAGGTGCAAGTTCTAATTTCCAATAACCGTTATTATATTGTCCTCTGTGGCTATCTATCCATTGCGACCCTGTCCATTTGTATTGTATACCTGTGTTTGTGTTTGTTACATATTCAGCACGAGTATTTTCTGATGCATCAAACACAATTGACCATGCTCCATTATTATAAGCAATGATGTCATTTTCTCCACAACTAAAACCTTTAAAACTATTATTGTTAGTGGCAATAGGATTAATAACAAGATATCTTTGTCCGTTCATTGATAAAGGTAATCCGTTGCCTGGATACGTTGTTTCTGGATCAATAATTTTATCAACTGCACTTTGAGTATTAGAAGGCAGTGTGCTTGAGTCTAGTGTAAACAATAATTTGTTTTTATCTGTTGGGTGGTATGCAATAGTACCGTAAATTAAATCTGTTGTTGAATCTAAATTGTCTGAATGATTAATAATTAATCTTGAAATGCCGTCTTGCAGTTCTCCGTAAATATCTAAAAATTCTTTCCAACTTTCATCTTCATTGGCTCCGTATGCACCAAGCAATGATACTTCATTGCCAGCAATTGATATTTGTGCATTTTCTGGTGTAATAATCTGTGTTGATATTTGACCTGGAAACTGTTCAAAAAAGTCAATAAATCTTGGATCATAATCTAAATCATCGATTGATTCTGTGTTGTTTACTCTAGCAACTATTTGTTTGATAATTGATTGCTTTTTAACTTTTGCAGGAGGATTAATCCAGATTGGTAAACTAAAAGTTAACGTTGACACGTCTAGTTGTGTGTCAACTCCTTGTGGCACAGCACGTGAACTCCAGTTGATATCAATTAATTCAACATTAGTGATGTTGGTCCAATCTAAAGGATTGTCATTTGCTTGTAGTTCTACTGCTGGGTTGAACAGTGTTAGCACTTGTTCTAAAAGTTGTAATTTTTGATCAGTGTTTGAACACCAAACATCAACTGCCATGTTCAAATTGTATGGAACCGGCATGAATCTTTCTACAGTGTATGTGTTACCAATCTCATGCAAATAAGAGTCGTTTACTTCATCATATTTTCTTTCTTGTACCTGTACTTTGTCAACAAGTCTAGGTTCTTGTAATCTATCTCTTGCAAGTTGCAAGTTAGCAACATACACAGACATAAAAGGTGCAGAACTCATAACATTTTCAGAATTATGTCTTTGTAAATGTGCAACCATTCTACTCATATCAGCATATCTTACAGGAACTCTGATATATGATTCACTGTCAGAATTATCTTTTTTTCCTACACGAATAGAAAAATTATCAAAAATTCTTATGAATTGTAAAATGTATCTTCTTATTTGTTGATCGTACCAGTAATCCATATTAATCTGCCTTTGGTGGTATCACCTTACTTAAATTTTGTTTTTCACTGCCATCACCTGTCACTGTTGATGAAGATTTGTTGTTGATAAAACTGTCAAGACCTTTGTTTGAACTCACATAATTACCTCTGTAATTGTCTGAGATTTTGATAAATCTGTTACCTTGTTTTCTAAATAATCTGCTTGGAGAGTAATCAGTACGTAACACATATTGTCCTTCTTGTATTGAACTTGGAAAACTGTTTCCAGTGTGCGATATTGTAATACCTTTTCCAGCAGTTCCGTCTTGACTCTTTGGATCAACTTTATGTAATGCTTCTCCTTCAACATATAAATGACCAACTTGATTTCCTTTTGTTGGAACATTTCTTTCAGCTTCGTTGATAACTGCATCGTTGATATTAATGTCTGACTGATATGTTGAAATAATATTTTTTAAATCTCCGGCATCTTCACCACTGCCAAGAATATCTCTAAATTCTTGTGTGTCTTGCATAGCCACTGCTTTGCATCTCCAAATGTGTGGCCACCAACCTGGATCATATCCTTCTTGACCTCTTGCAGTGTCTTCAACCACATAAAATTTATTGATGGATAAATTTTCTGATGGAGTAAAAGATGAAACAGTTTGTGTTGCTGAACTGGTTTCGCCTGTGAGAGTTTCGTTAGCATCAAACAATCCATCAGTGGACAATCTAATAGTTTTAGCATTGTGATTGTAATCAATAACAGTGCCAACAGTACCTGATGTTGCACCTGTGACAGTTTCACCTTTTCTAAACTTTTTAGTTGGTTTACTTGTTAAGGTAATCATGGCCGCTTCAAGTCTTAAATCATCTCTCAAGTGCGGCAATTCAAATACATCACCTGGCATGATTTTTCTACCAAGTTGTTCAACCATGCTGTTTAAATGAAATGTAATGTAAATTGTATCGCTGGTTTGAAACAAGCCAAATTGTGTCAAATCAAAATCTTGATCATTTAAAGAATAATTACCTCTTAAATCATATACATCTGGATCGTATTTTCTATCTCTATTTTCTAAAAATAATAGATCTTGTATGTTTGCTGGACCCAAACTGCTATTCTTTGGCTGATCATGTGATATACTGTTTGTATTAACATGGGGACCTAAGTATTTGTGTACAAATACGCCCGTACCACCTGCATATAGGTGTTCTTTTACTACACGATCAACAAATTTGTAGTCGTTTCCTTTATCTGGTTTCCATAAGCTAATTCTTGGCATAGTTATTCCTTACATAGTATTTATTGTATTAAAATCTTTTTATAAATACTATTAACATGGCTACTAAGAAAACTAACAGACAGGAACTTATTACAGACATTCGTAACATCTTAGGTGATGGTATGGTTGATGTGGAACTTGATCCAAAACACTACGAACAAGCAATTGATCTAGCAGTTGATAGATACAGACAAAGATCGTCAAATTCTACAGAA